CAGACCAAGACCAGCAGACTATTAGAATTTCTGTTAACGCGACCACAGCCTCATTCAAAATGAGAACTTTGTCAGGTACGGCAGCACAGAGTAATTCTTTTGACGAGGAATTTGCACTAAACGCAGGAGACACTTTAGAGGTATACGCCCAATCCAATACGGCAAGCTCCACAGTAGCTACGCAAGTTCAGACTTATGTTCAGATCGCTCCGTTAGGCCAAGGCTATGTGGGTACAAACGATGGATTTAGACCAGTGATGGCAATGCTAGGCATCAATTCAACGGCTCAGTCTGTTAACGCCACATCACGTACTGAATTAGATTTCCTTGAGAACACAGGTGAATACTACGTTGACTCAGGAATAACTCACAGCACCAGCACAAATCCTGAACGTATTTATGTAGACAGCACAAGCCGTTGCGAAGTGTATGGCGGCATCGGCGTGGTTAGTGCTACACCTACCGGAAACTATCGCTATCAAGGTGAAACGAGCATTGCTATTAACGGCGGTGGTGCGCGTGACTCATATGGTAACGGCTACATTAGGTCAACCAGTGGCGCAGACTCATCGTCTATACAGGTTATTGATTCTTTTGATATGACTGCGGGGCAATACTTCACAGTAGGTATTGCGAGGACAAATACAACCACAGGCGATGCAACAACCGACACTGACAAGACTAAGGTTATGGTCAAGTGTTGGGCGAATTAAAAAACTAAGCCCCTTGGGTGGGGGCTTCAATATAACTGGGTCACGGTAATGGAAATAAATAATATGCCAGCAGAAACAGGATTAGCAGTTACAGGGTTTAAGGCACTTGGTTACGTAGTGACTACAGTAATTGGCCTCGTCGGAGGACTGCTAGGCGGCTCCTTCCGCGCAGGCGTGTACAAGAACAAGATAATCGTTCTTGAAGACAGTCACGCCAAACTAGAGCAAAAGGTGGACGCCAATAAAGAAAAGTCAGAGGTCAAGCTAGAGGCGCACATGCTACGAATACAAGACAAGTTAGAAGACATGAAAGAAGACGCCGCTGAAAGGCACGTTACCCTGATTGAAAAGATAAGCTTGCTCGTTAAGTAATGGACCAAAGTGACGCATTAGCTCTACTGCAAGAGCGCATGGCGGGACGTAAGATGCACAGCATCGAACCGTACCCATGGCAAAAAGCGTTCTTCGCCGGCGGCAAGACACAGAAACAAGCAATGGTAATGGCAGCGAACCAGGTGGGTAAGTCCCTGTGCGCCGCATTAGAGACAGCCTACCATGCAACCGGGCTATACCCCGATTGGTGGGAAGGGTATGTTATTGAAGACCAAAACCCCGTTATTTGGGTTTCATCGCTAACGAACGAAGTATCGAGAGACATTTCGCAGTTAGAGCTACTTGGCCCAGTTGGAAAGTGGGGCACTGGCTTGATACCTAAGGACCTCATAATCGACATACGCACGCGGCAGGCAGGTATATCCGACGTGGCGGACACCATACGAGTAACCAATGCGCGTGGGGGAATAACGACGATAAAAACGAAAGTAGCAGAGCAAGGGTGGAAGAAGTACCAGGGAACTAAAGTCGCCTTTATCTGGCAGGACGAGGAACCGGACGACTTTAAAGTGTTCACTGAGAGCATGACACGTACCGCTAACACCGACGGACGCATTGTAGTGACCTTCACGCCACTTTCAGGCCCTACACAGCTAGTACAGCATTTCGTGGATAAGTCGGAGGCAGAGCCGGCACTGGTGGGCTTGTATACCGCAACGTGGGACGACGCGCCGCACATGAGCGACGCTAAGAAGGACGAACTGCGTGCAACCTTTCCTGCCCACGAATTAGAAGCCCGGACAATGGGTATCCCTATGATGGGCGAGGGAGCACTATTCCCTATCCCCGACGCAGACATAATGTGCGAACCATTCCGTATACCCTCACATTACGCAAGAGTTTGCGGCGTGGATTTTGGGTGGGACCATCCAGCGGCAGGCGCTTGGTTAGCCATAGACAGGGATACTGATACGGTATACTTGTACGATGCTTACAAACAGTCTAAGCAGTTTGCTTCCTTTCACGGCAGTGCGATAAAGAACCGCGACCCGCATGGTAAAATATCCGTTATGTGGCCTCACGACGGCGTTAATGAGAAAGGTACAGGCACCAACTACAAAACCGAATACGAGAAAGAGGGAGTTTTGATGTTCCCCTTCTCTGCCCGTTATGACGACGAGGTAGGTAGCACACAGAAAGTAGAGCCAATCGTCGCTGAACTGTACACAAGAATGGCCGAAGGGCGGTTTAAAGTGTTCAATAACGCCGGCGGTCAGTTGTTCCTAGACGAAAAAAGGGGACTTCACCGCAAAGATGGCAAGATAAAAGCCATAAAAGATGATATATTTTCTGCTACTCGTTACGCGCTTATGATGTTAAGGTACGCAAGAGCCGAATATGTGCGTTCTGCACCGAACACGAAAAGCAGTCAACCGATTTTTAAGTCGAGCAGGAGTTAGCAACTTGTCAGTAACAAGAACAACCTTTGAAAAGATGAATGGTGAAAACAACCTCCGTCATGTTAAGACGAGGCACAGTATACGCCCAGGAATTGACCTTATTGTCTCTGAGGGTTACAGACTAGCAGACAAAGAAATGCCTTCTAACCATTGGTTATTGACTTGGGCGTTAACGAGAGGCGAAGACGTACTAGAAACAATGCCAGTTCGTGTTCCCTCCTATGTGCGTATGCCCGAGTCCCTGGTGGAAGTTGCGACGGTCTTGGAAACTAGAATCGAGATATGTGAAGAAGCAGCAGAAAAGTGGCTAATAAACTCTAAAGAAGCAGGATGGATTAATTAATGAAAGAATTAAAGCAGTCTAAGATAGGTAAGAAGTCCTATGACGACCTAGCGGCCTTCTGCCTTGCAGAGTTAAACAGGCGCCAAACTAGCCCGGAAAGAAAAGCGTTAGAAAAAACGTGGAAGGAGATAGATCGCCAGGTTGAAATGATACCTGCCGACGTCCCCCGAGAATCGTGGCACCCTGAGTTTGAGTTGCCATTTCAGTCAATGGCACTTGAAATACTGGTCGCGGACACAGATAACATGAGGTTCACCCAGGACGGTAAGTTTTTCAAAGTCATGTCTGAACGTGATGAAGAAAGCTTAGTACGTTTTGAGAAAGACATACAGTTCTTAGGCAAACAGGCCGATGGCAGTGTGTTTTCAGGCAGCCAGAACGACCTAGACGCGGTTATGCAAGCACTATTGATGCACGCACACAGCAAGTATCGGATACGCGACGTGTTTGCCCAACTTGACGCGGAGGCCATGAAATACGGCATTTGCGCGGCAAAAGTTCATGGAGTTAAGCGGCATGACTTCCAAAACCAATTTGGCGGCGTTACACGCGATGACAAAATTTTGCCTGTTATTGTTCCGATCAGTGTAAAGCACTTTTATCCAGATGACCTTGAGGCTAAAGCACTGGGACGAGGGCTGTTTCTGCGTCCTATGCAGCAGAATACTTACCAACTTCGGGCACAAGACATATCAATGGCTATGAACAGTAGCGAAGGCGGCATGGAGAGTGCAAGCGGCGGGTGGCTCAAGAAACACCTATCCGACATAAACCCGGAGAAGAACTCGGATTTAATCGAACTCCTGGAATCGGAAGGGGATTTTGTAATCGGTTCAGGTAAAGACGAGATATTCGCTCCTAACTTAATTGTTACTACGGCCCACGGAAAAGGGGTCGAAAAGCCTACTGTCATACGCATACAGGAAAACCCGTATGCGTTCCAGAGCATATTCTTTGACACGTATTTTAAAAACGGCGTCAAGACCTATGGAACTTCTCCCCTTATGAAAGGCGAGTCTCTACAGAAAATGGCGCAATCAGCAGCGGAGGATACTGTACAAGTGTCTAAGCTGAATGCAAAACCCCCTTTATCAGTTAACATGCAAGACCCTATGTACATCGCCAAAGGGGTAGACGTTGCCCCTGGTGCCATATGGGGAACCGCGAAAGCGCCAACGGTGAACGCACTTGGCGACATTGGCGCGTCTTCTGCTGTGTTCAGTTCTTTTGCTACTATGTGGCAAGAAACCACTGGCGTGTCTAAAACGAGAGCCGGGGCACAAACTAAGTCCCATCAAACAGCAAGCGCAGTACGCAGCGAGGCTAACCAAGGGCAGAGCAGAACTGTTAAGTATGTGCAAAATTCAGAATCGGGTTTTGTGAGCAACATGCTACAGGCAGAAATGGCGATATTGCGTAAAAGCCTTACTGCTCAAAGCATCTACGTTCCTGAGTTTAACGGGTACGTGACTATCTCTAAGGACTCTGTGCCGGACAATGTTACCTTTATCGTTCGTGGTTCTTCCACAAACGCCGCAGATCAGCAGCAGCTACAAGCGAGAACGCAGACACTACAAGGCATAATCGCCCTAGAGCAACCAAGAGTCGCTGCCGGTGGCAGACCTCTCGACCTAGACAAAGTAGTAGGAAAGTCTCTCGCAGAGGTGTACCCTGATTCTGAAGTAGAGGAATTTTTCAAAGACCAACCCGCGCCGGCGCAACCCGTCGGCCCCGATGGTCAGCCTTTACCGGCACAAGCACAACCGCAAGCACCACCAGGAATACCGCAGGCATAAATGACAGACGGAAAACCAGAGGGGGGTCTATTAGGACTCCCACTACACCATTCAGAGTACCTTTTGCAGATAAGGACAAGCGCACCCTGGCAGGCGATGATGGAGGCAGTATCTGACCATCTTCGCCCCCCTGACGTGCCGCATTGGTCCCCAAACTGTGACAAGGACTCAGAAGTAAGCAACACAAACGAAGCAAGAATCTTTCACGAGGCTAGACAAGACGGCTTTGACTTGGTAGTCTCTCTTTTACGAGGAAAATAAATCAATGTCTCAAGAACAACAGCAACAAGAAGAACAGCTAACGACAACTGAGCAGGAGTCAACAGTAGAGCAAACTACCGAAGACCAGACTGACACCAGTGCCGCACCTGAAAATAATGCTGACAACGCTACCGACGATTACGAGCGAGAGCTTGCGGAATTTGATGCCGCGATTGAAGCCAGTAACAATGCTGCGAGTGGAAACACCCCGCGACATACTGGACAAAACGCTGCACCGGAACCCGCTGCTCAAGAGCCTGTATACGAAAGTGAACCAGTAGTTAACTCTCACGACCCACGTATTGACGTGCTTTATGCACGTATGCAACAAAGTTTAGCATCCGATAACGAAAAGGCGTTAGACAGTGCGGTTTCTTCCATTAAGGAAGTTGCCCCTGCTTTCAATGCTTTAGGCGATAGGCATGTGCGCGGAATTTTGGAGATTGAAGCAAGGGACGACCCCCGGTTTCTCAAGGCGTTTGAAAATCGCCATATTGATGAGAAAGCCTGGAAAGACCTTGTGGTTGCTAAAGGCAAGAGTTTGCAATCTAGTATTGCCGCTATGCCGGACAGCAACGCGACTAATGGTATCAACACTTTACGAGCGTCGGTTAATAGTCAATCAGGCGGAACCACCGACAACACGAACTACGAAGCAGCACTCAAAATGAGTGACGCCGAGTTCTTGAACAGAGTCGAAAAAGGGCTAATTTAGTCCAGGTTCCTTTCATTATTTAAAGGAAAATTATCATGGCAGCTACACTCAATACAGTCTCAGACATCGCGGCTCCGGTCAACGTGATCTATCAAAAGAACCTTTTAGCTAACGCTAAGGCCCGTTGCCCGTACTTTATGGGCACACAAGCGGCGTCTATCGCAGAGCATTCTGGTTCATTCACCGCAAAATGGCGTCGTTACAACAACTTGACGGCAGTCACTACTGCGTTAACCCCGCTTACTGGCACGTTAACTAACCCTACTGGTCGCGATTCTGTGAGCATCACGGTTACTGACGTTACTAAGGCACTAGCCAAGTATGGTAACTACGTTATCTTGAACGAAGAAGTTGATCTAATCAACCGAAACGATCAGGCAATGGCGTTGTCTAAAGTAATGGGCATCAATGCAGGTGAGTCTTTGAACGCTTTGCAGCGTAACGAAGTAGAAGACAACTTAACGCAGGTCTATGCTAACGGCGGCGCTGACTCAGCAGTCAACACCATCATAAGCATTGCCGACATTCGTTCGGTGGTTAACACACTTCAGCGCAACAAGGCAATGGTCTACACTCCTATGAGTCGTGGCGAAACCGCAATCGGCACCGCACCTATCCGCGAAGCTTTTTGGGGCATTTGTCACTTCGACGTAGAAGTAGACATTCGTCAAATCTCAACCTTCCGCGCTGTAGAAACTTACGCCGGTCAAACTGACACTGCCCCTGGCGAGTTTGGTACTGTTGAAGGAGTACGATTTATTTCTACTTCTGAGGCCAGTGTTGATTTCGACACAGGTGCTACCGGTGGTACTGCGGTTCGTGAGACTACTAACTCAAAGGCTGACTTGTACTCGACTGTTATTTACGGTCAAGAGGCAGTAGGCTCATTGGGCTTAGGTTCTGAGCACATCAAGGAAACTTACACTTCAGGCGATAAGTTGCCAGCGGTGGAAATGATTTCCAAGGCGCGTGGTTCAATGGGTGCAGGCGACCCATACAACGAAGTAAGTTCTTTGGCGTGGAAAGCTTTTCACGGTGCCAAGGTGCTTAACGGCGATTGGGGACGATCAATTCGTTCTGCGGCTTCTGCTCTTTAAGAAGCTTTAACCAAAGAGGCGCAGAGCAATCTGCGCCTCTTTTTTAACAAAAGGTAATATTTATGCACATGCAATTCCAAAAAGCAAACCCGACCGAAGACCTGTACGCTACTGATTTTGAAGCAGCAAGCAGAAC